CTCGGCGGCGGGTTGTAGAAACTCTTCTAACGTCAGGCATAAAACGCCCATAGTTATGACGAATTTACCACAGATTCCGGAAAAATCAACCTNACCTAGTTACCTTTTTTAACTGCCGCTCAGCCCATGCTTCTTCAATATCAAACCGAGTCACCAGCGCATCATAGAATTTCTTAACTGTTTTTTCCCATGACGCGCGTGTTATCTGGTTTGTCACCTCGCATATAGCATTAAATGCCTCCGTTGATGGTAGTCTTTCATAGCCACGACCACCACAACGCTGGCAGTCTCTGATAACAGGCATACCACGTTTTACCGACTCTTCACGATGAATGGCGACACCACGCCCACGGCAATCCTTACAGGCGGTGGAAACCTCACCCTTTCCGCCACACTCCGGACAGGCAACTTTTACCACCTCCCTGACTTTTTTCCATTCTTCCCAGTAAGACGGATACACACCTTTCGTACACTTTGCCCATACCGGCGGCTTACCATCCGGATACTGGATCTTGTTTGTAAAAACCTCGCTTTCAATAAATTTTTTTCCGTGACAGCAGGGGCACTGTTTTTTGCTCGCCGCGCTACGGGCATAATCTTCAAACGCATACGAAGCCATAATACGCATCACTGCCGGTTTTATTTCTGCCGGGAGTTTTCTTAACGCCGCCACGCGATCACACCGACTGAGTGCATATTCTGTCAGCAATTCTGTTGCCCGCTCTCTGTCATTCATACTAATGCCCATTTTCCCAAGGAACGCAGAAACCCCCATCTCAGCCCGATTCTGTGTCATGCCCTGCGCGGCCATCACATCAGTGATACTCAGCGCATCTTTCGACGTTGAGGCCGATGCATCAGTCAGGCCGGGGGATTTTGGGGAGTAGTATTTCGGTAAATCTTCCAGTTTCATTTTTTGACCTGCTCTTCATGCATTATGGGGTAAATCTTCACCCCCAGACGTCCACCAGATACTGGCTGACCACGAACGATATTGATTTCATCAAACTGCTCATCGTCCATTAGCAACCCCGCATGCGTCAGCGCATCCAGCGGCGCTTTCAGAATATTGTCCAGGTCACGGCGGCGCTTATCCGGTGGTTCTGCAATAATTTTTATTGCCAACCTTCCGGACAGGCTTAATTTCAGCCGCTGCTGGCGAACAATAAGCGCCACTGCCCGGCGATAACGCTCCCCGGCTTTTGATACAAAATATGTGCTGCCACGACGACGCCAGTAAGTGTTCACCGTCGGCGGGTAAGGTAAAACAAATTCTATGCGCTCGGTCATTTATGCTTTCCACTTCAGAACACCCGAATTTCTCGCGTGCATTAAAAAACGAATCAGCAACAACAGCTGACTGCCGTGTTTCTCTTCAAAATCTTTTACTCCGGCATGTAGTTCGTTACGGCATTTACGGCATAACGGAATAACAAACAAATCATCAGCCTTTGTTCCCATCCCTCCCAGTCCATGACCAATGATGTGATGCGGATCATCTGCCTGATTGCCACACGTCATGCATTTCTGCGTTTTTACCCAGCGCGTGTATACAGGCATCTCTTCCCGTTGTGATTTCTGGCGCTGGAGATACTGAGCCGGTGACTCCGGATCAACGGCAATGCTGACCACCGTCTTTTCCTGTGGTGGGTTCTGTTGCTGGTGGACGTGAGGCAGTAACGCAATATTTTTTGTGCGCTGCTTCAGTATGCTGGTGGCTGTCTGCTCTCCCGGTATGATGTCGCTTTCACTGTACACAGAGCGAATTTTTTCCGCACGCAACCCCAGCGAACGACGTAATACCGCTTCCGGTAGCGCGTCCGCCACCTGATTGCGGACCGCCCACCAGGATAATTCAGCCAGAGATAATTCACGCTCCTGCGTACCGCTTATTGCGTGACCGATGACGTCAATCATCCATGCTGACAGGTTTTGATGAGCAAGTTGCTCGAGTGATTCGGATGTCTGGTCACGCAGCTGGTTGTCGCAGTGCCAGCACAACACCATTGCGCCGGTACCATAACGGTGAATGACGGTTTCGCTGTGATGATAATCGCCGTGTGGCCACTGGCAGGATTTAATATGGCGCAACAGCCAGTCAGACAATGCACCAGCACCACCAGCAGCACGAATCACCCGTGCGTTACTGAAAAACGGCAGCAATGTTTTGTCTTCCACCAGCGGCTGGCGAGCGGCAGGAACGACCCCGGACGGCAGATTACGCATGCTTTTTGGTTCCGGCTCCACCAGTATTCTGCCGTTATGGAATGCTGACATTGATTCACGGCCTGGCTTAACGATAACCAGACCGAGTTCCGGTACCAGAACAGGTCGAAGTAATACCCGCACATTACCTCCAGATCCGTTGCTGGAATGTGCGGGACGGACGCGTTGGCCGTTCGGAGTAAGGGAGCCTGACGGAGATTATCCAGTGACGGTAGTCGAGGCTAAGGGCTTTTTTAACCTCGCATCCGCGCCTGCGGTAACACTGAATGAGCCATTCGGCCTGTTCTTCAGTGCATGGGGGATGCTGGTACCAATCAGATTTAAATGCGTGAGAGCGCCGCCCGTGCCTGCTGGCAAAGACGGCTGAATTATCAGAATTGTGTAGTCTGGAAGGCAGTGGCTGACAATAGCGCCATTCTCAACGCGCACAGTATAGAGGCCATCTTCACTAAAAATTTCACGTAATTCTTCGATTTTCATCAACAGAATCCTTCCAGATAAATAGCACTCCCCTGTTCGGGGTCCATCCCTCTTCTCCCTGCGCGCTACTTAAGTATTTTTGATTCTATTCCGGCACCATCTAAAACTTCAAACGCGTTGAAAATAAAAACAAAAACCCGCCGAAGCGGGTTAAGTGTGGGTGCATTGAGGATGCCTGACCCATCAGAGGTGGCGAGGGATTTCTCCCCCGCCTGGTCTCTTACTCCTCAGGTTCGTAAGCTGTGAAGACAGCGACCTCCGTCTGGCCGGTTCGAATTCGTACCTCGCAGAGGTCTTTCCTCGTTACCAGTGCCGTCACTATGACGGTTAAACAGATGACGATCAGGGCGATTAACATCGCCTTTTGCTGCTTCATAGCCTGCTTCTCCTTGCCTTTCGGCACGTAAGAGGCTAACCTAGATTTGCCGTTCATAGATTGAGCCTCAGATTAATGTTAAGCGTCTTGCCGGACGCGTAATGTTAACTGGGGCTTTTCTCTATCTGCCTTTTGGTGTTCATGCCTGAGACAGATAGCCTCAAGCACCCGCTGCAATTCTACTTAACTCTCCTTTTCCCGCAAACCGTTTTTATCCCCAGCGGCAAATCGAATACACCACCAGCGCCACCGCCATCGCAATTCCTACCGTTGTTAATGCTTCAGGCCAGGTCATCGTAAAATATCCTCCACGCTTATCAGTCCGTTCCGCTCCAGATAACTCATCGCCTTATCCGGTAATTTGCAGTCTGGCTTCGCTTTCCTCAGTTGCCAGGTTAACTGCTTTACCAGCATGGTTAACTCATCGACCAGACGCTGATATCCCACTGGTTTGTATTCATGCAATTTACCGGCTGGCTCTGCTGCCAGCGATACCAGTGCGATTTCCAGAACAGCAATATCCATCTTATATGTGCGGATGATGTCATGGTCGATTGTGCCCGGTATGCACAGTCTCTGTGCTTCAATAGTCTCCTCTGCGTGAGCTATTAACTGCTCTCTGGTAAAAGTCGTCATGCCGTAGCCCCTTCTTGATATTTTTCAAACCAGAACACAACCGGCTCTGCTTCCAGCGATGCCAGCGCAATCCGTGCCAGTTCCATTTGTTCACCACGGGTAAGCCCGTTTTCAAGCGGGTTTTTAATGAACAATTCAATACGTTCTTTGGTAATAGTGGTCATGTGTTACTCCTTAACCCGCAGTGCTTTCAACTGATGAGGGGAACAAAATCTTTTCATCAAACCCTGCATTCATATCATGAACAGCAACACACCAATCCATCGACGAACGATTATCAAGAGCCTCCATGATTTCATCCATGCGGCGTAGGTCATACAGGTAAATGCTTTTATCGCCAATGGTGTAAAAGCCAATTTTTTTCGGTGATGGATGAGGTGTACTGGCAATAGCGGACACTACCATTTGTT